GGGGGGCCGGCTGCTCCTGGTATCCCTGGTATGGAGCCTGGGGGGCCGGCTGCTCCTGGTATCCCTGGTATGGAGCCCGGGGAGCTGGTGGAGCAGCAACGTCTGGATGTAAACTTAAATCCAGAGGAGCGTCAGGATCCTCATACCGGGGTTGTTCTTCGTGCGATATCGGCTGTGTGGGCGACATGGAACTCAAGTGTGAACTTTGTATGGGCTGGGCCTTACCAGCATCCATCACCGAGAGGGCACAGACTGATGGGACCCATGATGGGCGAGGCATTGTAGGCTGAGTGGCGGACTGCAGGTGTGAACTTGGTTCTTGTTGCATTTGTGTAATTTCACGACTAGCCCGCATTTCCCAGAAGCACTGAGGTTTACGGCCGGTGGACTGGGGGAGCTGTCGCTCCCTCATAAACATACGTACGACGGGAGGCGCCATTATACGAGGCCGGGCGGAAGGAGGCGTCAGTATGTGAGGCCCCGCGGCAGGAGGCCCAGCGGAAGGAGGCGCCAGTATGCGAGGCCCCGCGGCAGGAGGCTCCGCGGCAGGAGGCCCCGCGGCAGGAGGCCCAGTATCCGAAGGACTCACGGTGGGAGGCGCGGCTCGTTTTTGACGTCGGCCTGAACGTTGAAAGCCGTCTTGATGTTTCCGATGTGGCTTATTTGGCTGTGACACTGACGATGAATCTTCGGTGGTTTCAACATCAATCACCTCTATGACATCATCGTCGTACACAACACACGCTCCCCTTCTCCTACGGGAAGGCGGTGGCGTAGGCTTGACTGGAACCGGTTTGGGCACTGGAGGTGGTTGATGGAGAATCACCATTGGCATCTCCACCGGGGTCGGGTGGGCGGGCTCCACGGTCACTGATGATTGTTCGGAAGGGCCCGGCCTTTCAGGGGTGCTTTGTGCTTCTGCCTTATCAGATCTATCAGAGGTCTTAACATTTGTGCGCTTCACTGGGTGCGTCTTGGGCGTGGGCCAAGGCAGTTTCCTCGGTTTCTTTGCAGGCACACGGCTCACAAACATGACGGGCCTCTGCTGAACCGGCTCCATATTGGGATCGATATATGGCAGCTCATCGTCCGAGGACTCTACCTCCACGTCCGAACCCTGTCTACCGGTGTCCTCATCGCTGCTCGTTTCACTAGTAGCATCACCTCTGGGTTCACCTCCCATTGCTAACATTGATAAACCCTGTATTTGTGCCTTTCGAAATGCGTTCTGGATTACGTGTTCTTTTATGCCTCTCCGCGCGTGATATGGATTTTCATTAGGTGGTGCATTCCACGGGTAATATGGCTTAAAGTTTCCGATTGTCTTGTGAAACCAGTAATTCACAGCTGGATTATTGCAGCTGGACATGACACCCATGAAACGCACGAAATCTAAAAGGTTCTCCTCGGTCTGAAGCATGTTTTGCCAGATGTGGTGCAGAGAGCCACACAGTTCTATCAAATCATAGATTCTTCTGTACCGCCTCTGCCATTTACCACGAAGGAAGCGTACCTCAGCTTCCCGAGTGTATCTTTCTTGCTCTCTTGGTCCAGCATGGGGTGGTGTCCACACGGTGGCAGAGAAGGTGTTTAGAGTTCGTGCCCCATTTTGGCATCCAAATGTGGCAGTTAACATGATGATGTCAGCCCCAACCCTGTTAGGCACGGGAGTTAATGTGCGTAGTGTTGCTGTATGATATCCCATGGGCCAGGATTGGCTGGGAGATGTCAGAAGCCAATGTCGCCAACCCACACCGCCCTCCACAACCAAGGGTCCACGTCGAATGTCCTGAAGACGCTGCCTGGCTGCCATCACGAAGCACAAGACGTGTTGTGTGTCTAACCCACTATCGAGTATCAGGTTTGATAGCGCTTGCAGGTGCGATTGCTAAAATTAATGGAAACATGGGTTACACGTGGGCCTTAGATGGCCCCCATGAACCCAGTTAGAGGCATACTCACCTTGACAGCCCGGCAGGCGGCATCCCTGATATTCCTTGCGATATATGGTGCGATGTCGTGTGGAGGCAACCATGGCGGCACATTGTCTTCCGTGTCTAAAAGATGGCCGGACAAGGCAGCCCGTCTTCTCCGCCTTCGCCTGATGCGCTGCATCCAGCCTCTGTTTTCATCACCCCTGCTTTGCCCCCAAGGTTGCTGATCTCTTGAGTCTGACTCTTCTGGTACCAATCCCTCAGAAACCCCACTGGATGGAGGCCCCGGCCCAGGGTCCTGATCATGCTCGCCGGTAGTCTGTACATCATCTCCCCGCTCATTGTCCCCCTGTCCTTCAAATGATTCCATGGTGGGTCTGAAAATATGCAAAATTTCTACCTCATCTAAAATTGTCATGACTTATCACTGCCCCCCTCCTCCCCGCAGTCTGTTGCCCCAGGGTTCATCCCAGTTCTTGTTACATGGGCGAAATCACTCATCGTTCGATGTTTCAGAAGAGGAAGGGGAAGAAACTGCAATGTCCCCCAGCCCCAACATGTCCCTTTCCTGTTTAGCAGTTCCTCCGCACTCCAGAGTCTGCTGTTGCCCCCGGCTGACATTCTCCAATATAACGACGGGAGAGTGCGAGGCCCCCCCGTGCGGCATCTCGGGCTCTGTATAGGCCTCGATCTTCGCTCGTTTAGACGGCGGAATATCGGTGGGAGGCATAGGCCCCACTCCCCTCCTTTCCCTGGTATATTCCGTGGGTGCCTGTGTCACCGCTGAGGCGGCCATGGCCGTTGGGGAACCCCCTTGCCCCATAACCTGTATGGGCTGCAAAACGGGTGGGTAGAAAATAGGCGCCCGCACAATCTTGTCACTGGTGCCGGACCCTGGTGAAGGCTGCCAGCCCGCAGCGGCTTGACGCTCAAGGGCGGCCTGTAACTTAAGTGATGGTCTCCCTTTCTTGACGCCCCCCGTTAACAATTGGCGCAAAATTTGCTTTGTCGGCCCCTGCTGACCAGCAGGAGCCCTTAGTGCCAGCTGCATGGGAGTGGGCAGCACCTGAGGAGGTGGCGTGGGAGTGGGCGCCCCCCGAGGCCTCTGCCGGGGAACGGGCGGCACCTGAGGAGGTGGCGTGGGAGTGGGCGCCCCCCGAGGCCTCTGCCGGGGAACGGGCGGCACCTCAGGTGGTGACATGGGAGTGGGCGCTCTCGGTGGTGTCTGCATGGTGGCGGGTGCCCACTGGCGCAAGAGCATGGTAGCAGGACCCGTTGGTGTGGGCTGATATGGAATGTGCCCCATCTGAGCCCAAGTGGGCTTATATGGTGTTAGTTCCACTTGAGGTGTCTGATGGGGAGTGGGTCCAACTGGATGATTAAATGGGATTGGCTGCATCCGCAAGGGGCGCATAGGGATAGGCCGCAGTGGCATTGGCCACTGGCGTGGGGCAGCTGTTTCCGGTGGCCGGGACTGTTTCGTTGGGTCATCTGGAGTCTGACTTGGCTGAACCACCGGCCATGGAGTTTGTGCACAGCTTGGTGCCGAACTGCTAAGTTGAGATGTGGTGGGGGACGTTAGTGGTTGGATTTCAAGAGGGTCAGGTCCTGGGGCAGGCAGTAGCTGATCATGAACCAGCTCTGTCGAAGCGGGCTCATCACTCTCTATGCCTAGGTCACCGGTGTAGACACAAGGGCCTCTTCTGCCAGCCCGGGGCTGTTGTGGTACTGGTGGCAGTAGGGTTGCCATAACCCTCTGCTCCATGACTTCATCGTCTTTTTCAAGAAGGTCTAGCATCGAACCATGTACTTGGACACCCTGCATGGATTCTTCGTGAAGTAGAACTGTTGTCACTTGGGGCCCAGGCAAAGGTTGCCATGGCTCCAGCCGAGCCTGGACACTCAGTGGGCCGGCGGGGCCAGGCTCGTGCTGCGTGGGTGGTCGCTGGAGGACCACTGTGGGGGCCTGGGATTCAGGCGTGGCTCTTGGCTGCTCTGTTCTGGCTGCCTTCTTCTTTCTGTGTTCCTCTTCAATGGCCCTGATTACACTAAAGTCAGTTACTATGGCCCTGCATTTTTTGGTTGATTTTGCATCTGACTTTCGGTCAAACAATGAGGGCCTGCCGTATACTGTTGGATTGTACGGCAGTGTTTGCGGTATATTTTTAAGAGCTTCCATTCCACTCTTGTCTTCCTCCTCGTCGCTTTCAGCTTCAATTTCCTCACTTTCGTCGTCATCCTCAACAATTATCGGATCATCTGGCAGTCTAGGAGCCTCAGTATCCATGGCCTGCCCACGGGCATAGGCCAGATCAATCTCCTCATTTGTTAACGGATCATCATAAGGAATGGCGACAGGATGCGCTCTTAACCATGGCTTGGCTGCTTTGGGTCTCCCGGTGCACTGGCGGAACCATTCGCGTATATGAGTGTGGTCCTTCTTGCATAACCATCCTACAAACTCAATAAATGAAACTCGGTTTTTCGTGCCCAGCCCAATCCATATAGCATACAGGGTGTTTCCGGAGGATACTAAATCAAAGAACAAAGTATATCTTTCTGCCGAAAGTGACCTAGCACGACGTGCCATCAAGAAGGCTGTTTCGATCTTTTGGTTTTGGTCTGATATTCGTGGTATCTGTACAATGCCAGCACTGTACGTTGTTGCATGCCGCGTGCCCTCATCACATCCTAGCGTAGCAGTCACAAGGACCGGGTGGACATTGTCCCCCCCCGGCTCAAAACTGTTTACTTTGAGGTTATGCGTGCGGTAACCCATACGCCAGGATCTGTGAGGTGACAGGAGCTTCCACCGCCTCTGCTTAACAATTGGTAATGGTTTTTTTCTGATGGCCTGACATCTGTGACGCACGGTCATGCACATCCATATAAATTCTTCGATGTTCAGGTTTTGCTCAAGGAATAAACTGCCTAGGGGCCGGAGCTCCGATTGCTGAAACCAATGACAATCAATTAAGACTGGCCAAAAAATCCAAGCGAAACATCTGGAAATGTTCTAGGTGCCTCTTACCAACATGGAATCATAGACAGCGTGGACTAGTTGGATCACTGGAGCCTGCGTTGGGTTCACATCCACAAATCTAGGCTGGCGAGTATGGACATCCAAGGGATCGTCACCACCATTGTGTTCCTGCTCATGAGGTTCCTCTTCCTCTCTTGCAGCGGCATCTAAATTCTCTTCCACTGGCCCAGATTGAGGATCATCCTCACTGGCCGCAGAGAGTTCAAAGGGGCCAATCTCAGGTGAAATAGGATCATATCCCACCTGTTTCACATTACCTTGATCTCCATAATCTGGTGGGTCCTCGGAGCCAGATGCCCCCCCGACATCGGCTTGTTGTGCTCTGCTGAGCCACGCTTTCTTCATTTTTCAGGTGTAACTGTTTTAAGATAAGATGTTTCAGTGACCCTTCTGCAAATATGCGAGGTCTCTCTCGTGGAATATGAAATAAAATCACAAACACAAGCAGGTGTGGAATTCAATATCATCAACTTTATTGTCGGGCGTATTATCAGTGGGTGGAATGGAGGGGGACACACGTCTACACCTTTGCTTAGGCCTCATCTGGAGGATCTTGTAGATCCGGAAACTCGTCATCCTGACACATGTGAACAACAGCTGACACCACCACCCTTCTAGTTTCAGGGCCTGTGACATTTTGGCCACCTTCCCCTTGAACAGGCCACTCGGGGGTCCGAGGGCGGGGCCTGCCATGGATTGACAAATCAAGAACCTCGGTGGCATCCTGGCCACCCTCCTCTTGAACAGGCCACTCGGGGGCCTGAGAGCAGGGCCTGCCATGGATTGACAAATCAAGAGCTTCACACGGCTCGGAGGTATCGGACCCCTCGCCACTCTCATCCTCATCAATAGGTAACCCAAAGGCAGCCTGGCTGAGATGATATTGGTTAACGGCAGGAGACACGGGAACCCCGGGATGGTTAAGACCATGGAGTGTATACCCCAAAGCATCCAGCTGATGTTGGACCACGTCAGTGCCTTGGCTAGGGGGGGCACCTTGGAACATCCACTGCTCGGGTACCCACGGCCCCTCCATTGGTGGCTGATGTAGGAAATGGGCTGCGGGTGCCCCATGGTTAATGGGTTGAGTTAAGGGGAGGTCAAAATATTGTGACTGCGCTACCCCTGGCCTAACACTCTGGCTCAGGGCGGCACCTGGGAACATCCACTGCTCGGGTACCAACGGCCCCTCCATCGGTTGCTGAGGTAGAAAATGGGCCGCGGATGCCCCCTGGTTAATGGGTTCAGTTAAGGGGATGTCAAAATACTGTGGCTGTGTTGCCGGTACCGGAGGTACCGGGCCCATACTAGCCCTCAACGGGGCCACGGGTGCCCCCTGGCTAATGGGTTGAATTAAGGGGAGGTCAAAGTACTGTGGCTGCATCGCCGGTACCCCAGGTGCCCGGACCACATCAGCAACCTGGCTAAAGGGGGCACCAGGGAACATCTGCTGCTCTGGTACCAACGGCCCCTCCATTGGTTGCTGAGGGGATACTTGGGTCAACTGGGTGGGCTGCACCTCAACACTAGCCTGTTTGACCTGTGCCTCAGCACGCAAACGAGCCAGACGGTCACGCACGGACATCTGACTGGGAGAACGGGGTGGATTTGGCGTCCAAGGTGCGGGCCTCCAACGCTCCCGCGCGCGTCTAATGCCAGAAGTTTCCCCGGGGCCCTGCATAGCAATCTTAGGAGGTGCCGGACGAACTGGCTTGGGGTAAACTGGTCGCTCAAGTGCCACTGTCGGGACAGGGACGGGTTCTGCTGGCATGTGTTGTGGTCTAACGGGTGCAAAGGCCTGCCCCGCAGCCTGTGTCAGGGATGGCTCCCAGGGCCGGACAATAGGCCCAGCCGGGGCGGGTACTGGTGCACACGCCACTCGCCCATCGCTAGAAACACCTGGGAGTTGGTCCTCTGGAGATACAGGGGGCAAGGGCGTAGGTGGGGCCTGGGCTACCGGACACGGGGCCATGCCGTGTTGTTCATGTAATGAATATGCCATTCCCTGAGCTGCTAGGTGGATGGTTGGGGGTTCTGGGACTTGCGCCGACCCGTGACTGGTAGCTGTCTCGTCGCTTTGTGGGACCTCTGGTCTTGGTTTCGGAACAGGCGGCCTAGGTGTGCCATAAGTGCTCCCACGGGCCTTTTCCAGTACCTCCTTGCCCTGTTCCGTTCGTTTGCCCGCTCTCATCAGCAGCAACCTGTGCAGACGTCTTATAAATATAGGGGGTCGTTTGACCTTAGGTCCACCTCTGGACACTATACAAGGAAGATCTTCATCATCTCCATCGCTCTCCGTGTCCTCACTTTCTTCCCGCGTTTCACCGGTAGCACCTTCGACATGTTCCCCTTCAGTTCTAAGCAAGTCTAGCCCATACGCACGACCCCGGAGAAAGCCGGCATTCCAAGCCTGTGCCGTCTCCGTGCTAGGATTGTCATCGATCCACGGTGTTTGGATACTAGTGGTGCCCAGGGCATCGCTGACAAAGCTCTTGATATAGGACAAATCCGTTCTCTGCAAAAATCCTAGGAATTCCATAAATGAAACACGCTGGTCAGGTGTTAAAACTTCCTCCCAGATTTTCGTGAGGCTCCTGTGTATAGCCATATAGTCAAAGAAAATACTGTAGCGGGGATTACAGCTCTGTACAATGTTACCCACGGAGCTCTGAACATACAACCACTGGCGATCCCCGGGCGTACATCGCGGCGGCTTAAAGGTGCCGGCGGAAAAGGTCACGTGACACCTACGGCCACCTGTGCACCCAAGTGTCACCTGGAGTTGTACGAATGTGGGAGCCGTCTGGTGATCTGTGTAGCTGTACATCCAGCTGCTGTATGCCTGGTAACCCATAGGCCATCCGGCGGCCAGGGTTTGCAGTCTCCATTTGGCCTGATCTCTACGAGAAGCTGGATTTCTCCGACGATCTCTAATGGCCTGTCGAATGGCCATGGCATACATTATGTACATCTCGGTATTTGAAATCTGGGATCCGAAAAACTGGTCTATGGCTCGTGTGTCGATGCGCTGAAACCAATGGCAACAAATTACTTACCTTGTTGTTGTGTGATGGGTAAAAACACACATCACACACTTAGGCCATAGGGATGCTCACCGTAGCCGCGGCTCCAATCGCTTGAAGAAGTGTTCTTAGATCTAGTGGAAACCTGCGGAGAATGGCTTCTCGCCCAGGGAGATCCGGCTGGGGTGGGAGCATGGGTCGTGCTGGAGCTGACCCACCGGCATCATGATCGACCCGCTTTCTCTTCGTACCCTTCTGGGCCGGCTCCAGGTGGGCATCTTCTGCTTCCTTTTCTGAGCTGCTATCTGATAACTCTATGAGGACGTTTTCCCAATCTCCCGCCGATACCTGTTCCTGCACAACCGAGGTAGATGGGACTTCTTCTTCCATGTTGTCATCCAGGGCCGGGGGACCCGGCCTGTCCTTGTCCATTTTGTCTGCAACAAAAGTGTGACTCACCAACACCGCACCCCCCTTGTACCTATTAAAGAGGATGCTGCCTAGAAATCGGTGCCGAGACAATGGAGGCAGCCTTGCTTGTGTGTCAGTACACCATCCAGAGCCTGATCCATCTCACGGGTGAAGATCCTGGTTTTTTCAATGTTGAGATTCCGGAATTCCCATTTTACCCCACATGCAATGTTTGCACGGCAGATGTCAATGTAACTATCAATTTCGATGTCGGGGGCAAAAAGCATCAACTTGATCTTGACTTTGGCCAGCTGACACCCCGTACAAAGGCTGTCTACCAACCTCGAGGTGCATTTGGTGGCTCAGAAAATGCCACCAATCTCTTTCTACTGGAGCTCCTTGGTGCAGGAGAATTGGCTCTAACTATGCGGTCTAAGAAGCTTCCAATTAACGTAACCACTGGAGAGGAGCAACAAGTAAGCCTGGAATCTGTAGATGTCTACTTTCAAGATGTGTTTGGAACCATGTGGTGCCACCATGCAGAAATGCAAAACCCTGTGTACCTGATACCAGAAACAGTGCCATACATAAAGTGGGATAACTGTAATTCTACCAATATAACGGCAGTAGTGAGGGCACAGGGGCTGGATGTCACGCTACCCTTAAGTTTGCCAACGTCAGCTCAAGACTCGAATTTCAGCGTAAAAACACAAATGCTCGGTAATGAGATAGATATTGAGTGTATTATGGAGGATGGCGAAATTTCACAAGTTCTGCCCGGAGACAACAAATTTAACATCACCTGCAGTGGATACGAGAGCCATGTTCCCAGCGGCGGAATTCTCACATCAACGAGTCCCGTGGCCACCCCAATACCTGGTACAGGGTATGCATACAGCCTGCGTCTGACACCACGTCCAGTGTCACGATTTCTTGGCAATAACAGTATCCTGTACGTGTTTTACTCTGGGAATGGACCAAAGGCGAGCGGGGGAGATTACTGCATTCAGTCCAACATTGTGTTCTCTGATGAGATTCCAGCTTCACAGGACATGCCGACAAACACCACAGACATCACATATGTGGGTGACAATGCTACCTATTCAGTGCCAATGGTCACTTCTGAGGACGCAAACTCGCCAAATGTTACAGTGACTGCCTTTTGGGCCTGGCCAAACAACACTGAAACTGACTTTAAGTGCAAATGGACTCTCACCTCGGGGACACCTTCGGGTTGTGAAAATATTTCTGGTGCATTTGCGAGCAATCGGACATTTGACATTACTGTCTCGGGTCTTGGCACGGCCCCCAAGACACTCATTATCACACGAACGGCTACCAATGCCACCACAACAACCCACAAGGTTATATTCTCCAAGGCACCCGAGAGCACCACCACCTCCCCTACCTTGAATACAACTGGATTTGCTGCTCCCAATACAACGACAGGTCTACCCAGCTCTACTCACGTGCCTACCAACCTCACCGCACCTGCAAGCACAGGCCCCACTGTATCCACCGCGGATGTCACCAGCCCAACACCAGCCGGCACAACGTCAGGCGCATCACCGGTGACACCAAGTCCATCTCCACGGGACAACGGCACAGAAAGTAAGGCCCCCGACATGACCAGCCCCACCTCAGCAGTGACTACCCCAACCCCAAATGCCACCAGCCCCACCCCAGCAGTGACTACCCCAACCCCAAATGCCACCAGCCCCACCTTGGGAAAAACAAGTCCCACCTCAGCAGTGACTATCCCAACCCCAAATGCCACCAGCCCTACTGTGGGAGAAACAAGTCCACAGGCAAATGCCACCAACCACACCTTAGGAGGAACAAGTCCCACCCCAGTAGTTACCAGCCCACCAAAAAATGCAACCAGTGCTGTTACCACAGGCCAACATAACATAACTTTAAGTTCAACCTCTTCCATGTCACTGAGACCCAGTTTAATCACAGAGACACTCAGCCCCTCCACCAGTGACAATTTAACGTCACATATGCCTTTACTAACCTCCGCTCACCCAACAGGTGGTGAAAATATAACACAGGTGACACCAGCCTCTACCAGCACACATCATGTGTCCACCAGTTCGCCAGCGCCCCGCCCAGGCACCACCAGCCAAGCGTCAGGCCTTGGAAACAGTTCCACATCCACAAAACCGGGGGAGGTTAATGTCACCAAAGGCACGCCCCCCCAAAATGCAACGTCGCCCCAGGCCCCCAGTGGCCAAAAGACGGCGGTTCCCACGATCACCTCAACAGGTGGAAAGGCCAATTCTACCACCGGTGGAAAGCACACCACAGGACATGGAGCCCGGACAAGTACAGAGCCCACCACAGATTACGGCGGTGATTCAACTACACCAAGACCGAGATACAATGCGACCACCTATCTACCTCCCAGCACTTCTAGCAAACTGCGGCCCCGCTGGACTTTTACGAGCCCACCGGTTACCACAGCCCAAGCCACCGTGCCAGTCCCGCCAACGTCCCAGCCCAGATTCTCAACCCTCTCCATGCTAGTACTGCAGTGGGCCTCTCTGGCTGTGCTGACCCTTCTGCTGCTGCTGGTCATGGCGGACTGCGCCTTCAGGCGTAACTTGTCGACATCCCATACCTACACCACCCCACCATATGATGACGCCGAGACCTATGTATAAAGTCAATAAAGATTTATTAATCAGAAATTTGCACTTTCTTTGCTTCACGTCCCCGGGAGCGGGAGCGGGCACGTCGGGTGGCGTTGGGGTCGCTTGATTCTCGTGGTCGTGTTCCCTCACCAGGGCTGGGTTGGCCTTTTGCACCCAACATAGATACTTGAATGCGGAGGGTCAGATTTTGCAATATATTTTCCAATTCATTGCGGGTAGTTACACCGTCAACTGATTTCCGCACCTTGTCTTCAATCTTCTTCATAGCCTGAGACGCCAAACGGCCCGTGGCCTGCGTAATCATTACCTCTCGCTGTCGAGCTGTAAGCAGCTCAGGCGGAGGCACTGGAGCAGAAGGAACAGAGGTAGACGAGGCACAGGCACCCCCTCTGAGGACCTGTTGCTTCAGAGCCTTATTCTCAGACTCCAGGCGAGCCAGGCGGGCGGCCATGTCTTCCATGCTCATGTCAACAGCCTTAACAGAAGGCAATCTGACTTTGCGTGGAGCTGACATGCTATTGGTTTAACGAGCAGAGAAGAAGTACAGGCAGCCGAGATTGCTGCCCCTTTTAAATATCCCCATCTAATCCGTCAGCAGCGTGTTCACAAACTTGTTAAAGCAGACGTACATCAGGTAGATGGCTGAGGCTATAATGACTAAGACAAGCGTCAGAAGTGCCCAGATGGAGGCAAAGCTGGTCAAAGAAGGCGAGAATGTGTCCGCATTACATGTGTAGGAGTAGAACTGGTCCTGGGCTTCAGTCAGGGAAGCCGCCGCCGCGTTTGTGGGACTGGAAGCGCCGGCCGGCAGCACCCCGGTCAGAAGCCAGGTGGCGGCGAGGAAGAGCAGTGGCACAGCCTTTGCAAACGGCTTTCTTAGGACCTTCCCCATTTCGCAGTAAAGAGAGCCGGGTCTTGGGCTCTTATATATAGCGCCGCCGTCCCTGTCTGTTAGATCATCACCATGGAGGCCTGTCCACACATACGCTACGCCTTCCAGAATGACAAGCTGTTGCTCCAGCAGGCTAGTGTAGGGCGGCTCACCTTGGTCAACAAGACCACCATCCTGCTGCGCCCGATGAAGACCACAACTGTGGACCTAGGCCTCTATGCCCGCCCACCCGAGGGTCACGGGCTCATGCTGTGGGGCAGCACCTCCCGGCCGGTCACGTCTCATGTTGGCATCATCGATCCCGGCTACACGGGGGAACTCCGGCTAATCCTCCAGAATCAGCGGCGCTACAACTCCACGCTGCGTCCATCGGAGCTCAAAATCCACCTGGCTGCCTTCAGATATGCCACCCCCCAGATGGAGGAGGACAAGGGTCCCATCAACCACCCCCAGTACCCCGGGGACGTGGGCCTGGACGTCTCTTTGCCAAAGGACCTGGCCCTCTTCCCCCATCAGACCGTCTCAGTGACACTCACCGTGCCCCCCCCTTCTATCCCTCACCACAGGCCGACAATCTTTGGCAGGTCGGGCCTGGCCATGCAGGGTATTCTAGTGAAGCCCTGCAGGTGGCGCCGGGGTGGGGTGGACGTCAGCCTGACCAACTTTAGTGACCAGACCGTGTTCCTTAACAAGTACCGGCGCTTCTGTCAGCTTGTTTACCTTCACAAGCACCACCTCACCTCCTTCTACAGCCCCCACAGTGACGCGGGGGTCATTGGCCCCAGATCTCTCTTTAGGTGGGCCAGCTGCGCCTTCGAGGAGGTGCCGGGCCTGGCCATGGGTGATAGTGGGCTGAGCGAGGCGCTCGAGGGGAGACAGGGGAGGGGGTTTGGATCCTCGGGTCAATGACACCTTCATATCCCTTGTTTTACCAATAAAATGTTTATTTGGTGTGGAGTCTGGTTGCTACGTTAACGCGAGCTCCGTGGGCCCAGAGTGCTCCGGCTGCCGCACCACGGGAGGTGGTGCAAGGACGGGGGTGGGCACCTCGGGCTCAAAGGCGGAGTTGATGAAAGGGGCCGAGGCTGAGGGGGCGGTCACCGATGAGACAACGGCCGAGATCTCTTGCGCCCAGGCACCGGTCTCGTCCATCTTGAGTGCCGTGGCCACCTTCTCCATCTCCATCAGGGCCAGGCTGTCGCCAGCCTGTTTGTCCAGCAGGGCCTTGAGCCCATTCTCGTCCATCTCGATGCCGCTTACAGCCAGAGAGATCATGGTATTCCAGATGACTGAGCGCACGGCCTCAAGCTTGGCCACCTGGGCCTCCACCACCCCACGACAGCTCTCAGGGACGCGGACGGCGTCAAAGCGCTTCAGGTGATCCGTGATGCTATTGGCTTGAACGGCGAGCAAATAAACCTGTCTCAGTGAGCCCATCGTCTGCTCATTTCTTAGCAAATCTCCCACCTGCACACCAGGGGGCAGGCCCAGATCTATCTCGGCTCGCCAGCGGTCCGGGCACTCAAAGGTCTCCGGCTCCTCAGGGAGCTGGCTGTATCTATTCCTGGGCCGGCCAAAGAGCCAGAGCCCGCAGCACGACCAGTCTGGGAGATAGAAGGCCATCGTTCTGTTTAGCCCGCCGTTGGGGCCTCCCGGTCTTAAATAATGTCCGCCCCCGTCGTCATCAAGGCCCTTGTGGCCTCAAACACTGACATTGCGGAGGCCATCCTCGATGCCATCCTCTCGCGGCCTGACGAGGGCTTCCGCCTGTTTTGTTTGTGCCACAACGCCTCGCCCCTCCACCACGTGGCGGGTTCTCTCGTGGAACTGCAGCTTCACCTGCCCAAGAAGCGGCTGACTTCACAGAGCCGCTGCGGCCTGGTTCTGACGCTGCGCCTGCCGGCGGAGGAGGCCTTCCCCTTCCTGCGCGGCCTCACGCCGCTCACCGCGGACCGTCTATCCACCTACCTAGATCGCGCGGGGGCCCTGCGCTCGCTCACGCCCCTCGTGGAACTGCTCACACTGAGCGCCAAGAAGCAGCCACAGGGGGATGCCAGAGGCCGCGTGGCGTGGCTGCGTCCCAAGATCGTGGGCTGTCTGCGCCGCATCTACCGCGTTAACATCTCGGCCAGGTGGTTCATTAGCACCTTTGGCTCCCACGAGGCCCAGTTCGTGCTAGTCACGGCTGCTTACTATTTTTGGGGCATTCCTTGTACGATTGAGACCCTGGCGCACCTCACGGAGCTATTTACTTCCGAGTCTGGTCAGAGCCTGGCCGCCGTCACGTCCCTGGCCGAGCTGGGGGAGGTCTTTGGCTCCTCGGCATGGGCGGAGCAGACCGAGGCTTTTGCCCACTTTGCACACGAGAAGCTGCGGCGGGACTCGCGAGAGATCCGCACTGTGGCAAGGACGATAGACGCCTACAGGGGGCGCCTTCCCCTGGCCTCGGCCGATCTCGTGCGCTACGTCTATTTGGCCCACGCACAGTGCTTCAACGAGGGAACCTTTAAGCGATACTCTCAGTTAACGAGCGTGGGAGAAATTGGGTGTCTGCCTTCGGGGGGCGTCGTGCTCCCCTCGCTCCTGGACAGGGGCTTTGCGGAGCACATGCGCACCTACTTCACCCGGGAGACTTACCTGGCTGAGCATGTGCGTGTCCAGCAGCTGAAAATCCGCATGGAGCCCCCGGCCCCATACACGTGGGACCCCGACCCCGATGACGGACTCATGCGGGCCTGGGCCGGGCTCAGTGTGGACGTGGCCCGGGAGCTGGTGGAGCTCGCGCGCTGGCACGCGGATGAGGGTCCCACATACCCCCCCACGCTTCAAGGGTTTCTATGCTTGGCCGGCCAGGCCACCTGCCGGGGCCAGTGGAATCCCAAGGAACAATTCCTCCCACCCACCGTCCTTCGAAGGGTGCAGCGGCTACCGGTCTTCCTCTGCCATTTTGCAGACAGGCACTACTTTGTAATGACAGCCGCTGACCCCTTCTCGTCCCACCTGGCGGAGGTCGTCTCCACCCCGACCAACTGCCGCCTCCCAGACACGTGTCTCACCAGGGCCCTCTCCTACACCCCAGTGTACTATTCACAGAACAGCCTGAGCGAGCAGCTCTTTGTCTCCCGGCATGAATACTTTAATCCCCGGCTTCCGGTCTGCAACCTGGTCCTGGACCTGGATCTAAAGATCAAGGGCCCCCCCTGGTCGCTGGAGGAAATCTATGACCTGTGCCGGACCGTGCGGCGTGAGGTACTGCGCCTCATGCGCCGCCTGGGTCCAGTGTCCAGGGCCCACCCAGTCTATTTTTTCAAATCAGCTTGTCCACCCGCCGACCCGGATAATATGGAAGATGTGCTCCCCTTTTGCATATGCACGGGAAAACTGGGCTTTCGCGTCATCACACCCCTACCTAGAGGCCATGCTATTGTGGGAACAAGCGCAGTACAAGGGTTTGTGTCTGTGCTGCAGAAGCTCATGGGCCTAACGGCCTGCCTGCGCCGCATGCGTCACAAGATCAAAGAGATTGGGGCCCCGCTTTTTGACAGCGGCGTGTATCACGCCGGGCGGTGCATCCGGCTGCCGCATACCTACAAGGTGGACAGGGGCGGTGGTCTTAGCCGGCAGCTGCGCCTCTTTGTCTGTCATCCGGAAGAGGAAGACAAGCACAGCTATGTTAAGAATGCCCTCAACATTCAAAACCTCTTACATCACTCACTGCACGTGGGCTGGCCGGCCCCCAAAACCTTCTGCTACCACATCGCGGATGATGGGCGTGACTATCTAATCCAGAGGACCCGCGAGACCCTGCCCCCCACCGTGGAGAATGTCTGCGCCATGATAGAGGGACATCTGGGCCTGGATCTCGTTGCCTGGGTCAGCTCCTGCATCTGGCCCTCGCTCATGAGCACCCTGGCAACAGCTGTGCCAGAAGACAAATTCCCCCAGTTTCTCCATGTCACTTTTGAGCAAACCGGGCCAAACTTAGTTCAGGTGTGCCATGCCCGGGGCAGGAACTTTGCGTGCCTGAGGCATACCCACAGGGCCAGCTCCAAGAATGTGAGGGTGTTTCTGGTACTCTACTACACATCACAGGCCATCACGGTCACCTTCATGAGTCAGTGCTTCGCCGGTCGCTGTGGGGCCAATCAACCGACCGCCCATTTCTCCATCAGCGTGCCCGCCTCCAGAATCATAAATAGGGCTGAGGCCAGTCAAGACAGCACTACATCCCAGCTAGCCCGTCGTAGAGACAGACAAGATGGTTCCTTCTCAGAGACTCTCCCGAACTAGCAGCATTTCCTCCAACGAGGATCCCGCAGGTAAGAAGCTACACCGGCCAGGGGCCGGGGCCGTGGAGCCGGGGGCATCCGGTGCCTGAGATAGAGGTGCTCAAGGCAGTCTCCACCTTTTGTCTCCCCTCTGCAGAGAGCCACATTCTGGAACTCGAAGCGGTCTCAGACACCAACACAGACTGCGATATGGACCCTATGGAGGGCAGCGAAGAACACTCCACAGATGGAGAGATTTCATCCTCAGAGGAGGAGGATGAAGATCCAACTCCGGCCCACGCCATACCTGCACAGCCCTCCAGCGTGGTCATAACCCCTACCTCGGCATCGTTTGTGATTCCCAGAAAGAAGTGGGACCTACAGGACAAGACGGTCACGCTGCATCGCTCACCCCTGTGCAGGGACGAGGACGAGAAGGAGGAGACTGGCAACTCCTCTTACACCAGAGGCCACAAAAGGCGACGCGGAGAGGTCCATGGCTGCACCGATGAAAGTTATGGCAAGCGCCGACACCTGCCCCCGGGAGCAAGAATGCCCAGAGCCCCAAGGGCCCCCAGGGTGCCTAGAGCACCGAGGTCTCCAAGAGCTCCCCGAAGCAACAGAGCAACCAGAGGTCCCCGGTCAGAATCTAGAGGGGCCGGCAGGAGCACAAGGAAGCAGGCGAGGCAAGAACGCAGCCAGAGGCCCCTGCCCAACAAACCGTGGTTTGACATGAGTCTGGTTAAGCCTGTCTCCAAGATTACATTTGTCACCTTGCCCAGCCCCCTGGCCTCTCTGACCCTAGAGCCCATCCAAGACCCGTTCCTACAGTCGATGCTGGCGGTGGCCGCCCATCCAGAGATTGGAGCCTGGCAGAAAGTGCAACCCAGACACGAGCTGCGCAGGAGCTACAAGACACTACGTGAGTTTTTCACCAAGTCAACCAACAAGGACACATGGCTGGATGCACGCATGCAGGCGATCCAGAACGCGGGGCTCTGCACCCTGGTGGCCATGCTGGAAGAGACCATCTTTTGGCTCCAGGAGATCACCTACCACGGCGACCTGCCCCTAGCTCCCGCGGAAGACATCCTCCTGGCCTGCGCCATGAGTCTTAGCAAGGTGATCCTGACCAAGCTCAAAGAGCTGGCACCCTGCTTCCTTCCTAACACGCGAGACTACAACTTTGTGAAGCAACTCTTCTACATCACCTGTGCCACGGCCCGTCAAAACAAGGTGGTGGAGACCCTGAGCAGCTCATATGTGAAGCAGCCCCTCTGTCTCTTGGCAGCATATGCGGCAGTAGCCCCAGCCTACATTAACGCCAACTGCAGACGGAGACACGATGAAGTTGAATTCCTGGGCCACTACATCAAGAATTACAACCCTGGCACGCTAAGCTCCCTTTTGACAGAGGCCGTGGAGACTCACACACGTGACTGCCGAAGTGCATCATGCAGCCGACTTGTCAGGGCCATTCTCTCCCCGGGCACTGGGTCACTAGGACTGTTTTTTGTTCCTGGATTAAATCAATAAATGGTTAAACTGAATCTCCACCTGTGTAACCTCACTGTAATTCTATGGGAATAACAAGGGAAGAGGGAAAGGAGACTGCGAAAATTCAGTCATATCGGATGCCTCACGCGAAGGGAAACGTGGGAGGCGAATGTAGCCCCTAGGCCTGCCACGTGGGTCTCATGGGGGAATGAGGGAAAAGGCCCTAATTCAGCCACCTCCCCTGTGGCCGACTTCTGGAACATTTGAGGAGGCACACAAAATGAGGAACGGTGATTAGGCACTGGACACACATGGCACTCATGGTACGGTGATAACTGACAGAGCCGTGTCTCCTGACGCCAATGCCAACTCCCCCAAACATGTCCTGTTAGCTGGTGCGGTTATAACTGCCAGAGCCGTGTTTCCCGACGCCAATGCTAACTCCCCCAAACACGTCCTGTGAGTTTTGCCCATAAATGACCCCATCCACTGCCACCACTGTGTTCATTTCCTCCCGTTAGCCCAATGTAATAAGAGGAAAGACAGCTAACTCAAGTCCCCCAAGAACACAAAGAGACAGGACTCCGGTCGTTAGGATTTAATGAATGTCACCAACAGATATTCACAAAAAGTAAAGACAAAACAGCACATGTATACCACACGGAGATGGACCAGGGGTCCGTTCACAAACTTCTTAAGCTTGTAGCGCATAGCTGAGCTCAGGGCCGCTACCCCGCTAAAGTAATAGACAAAGATTGAGATAAACAGCACGGTCTTGCCCAGGGGTCCAAGGGTTTCATGGAGGAAATATACCACAACAGATGTCAGGGTGCAGAGGGTGGCCATGACACATGCAATGATGCTGGAATGGCCCAGGTACAGCCCCCCGGAGGCCATCGCCCCACAGAGAAAGAGGGGCAGGTATCTAGAGAGTCCAAAGAACACCTCTGCGTGCACATGCAACACAATCATCACACAGACGACAAGAACGGTCAAGGCAGATATGGCCATCAGATCCCACGGGCATTTATGGAGGGTCTCCTTCAGGGATGCCACCGAATGATCCCCCCGGGCGCAGAAAATGCTGCGTCTCCGCTCGAGACCCGAGGTGTAAATCTGGTTACGCCGAGCACCGGCCAGGCTTCCAGAGCCCAAAGCCAGAAAGATGAAAAATGGAGACATGAAGACAGCCGACACCTCCAGGGCCCTGGAGACCACGGACAGGGCAAAGATGGTGCAGGCCAAGAGCAACCCAAGTTCAAAGAACCTTTGGTGTATAGCCGGGCAGATGTAAACAATCTCGATGGCCAGCCGGGGCCACAGGCATAAGAGAGGCAGGTTGGCCAGAAAGAGACAGGGGGCAGAAACCCACGTGCTGGTCGAGTAGACTCTGAGGGAGAAGAAGATCAAGGCGCTGGCAATATTCAGCATGATGGCTGGAGTGACGGCCCTCACCGCGTGCTTGGCGGGTACCAGCGTCCAGAGGACGGCCATTAGGCATGCCGTCGGGAATCCAAGCCTGTACACGTGTGTCTGCCACGGTGAGAAGATCTCCAGAGAGAGCAGGTTGGCAAAGACAAAGCACCAAATGAAGGGGGTGCTGGCCAGTAGGCCGAGACAGAAGACACAGGCCCCCAGGGACAGGTGCTGCTTGCACGAGAACATGGTGTTAAATGAGGGGGTTAAAGGCCTGCTTCACTTTCTTGGGGTGCTTCTGCTTCTGTCTGGCCTCCGACGATGTCCTTTTCCTCGCGAGCTGAACAGCCAGAGGCCTCTCCAGTGCGGTGTTGCTGGAGTGGCTGGGAATGGCAGGCGAGGGTGTCTCTGGCCTTGCCGGACTCTCCCAAGTAGGGGTCCTAGGAGGTGGCGGAGGTGAAGGAGATGGACTGACCGTATGTCTGGGGCGTTGTTGGAGTCCTGTGCCCAGTGGTTGCACCCGGGGACTTTTATCTTCTGGCTCAGAGGCCGTACTGGCGGCCGCCTCCTCGGAGGCGTGGTTAAATAAAATAACACTAAGATCCAACGGCAGGTCCCCCGCTGACGTCAGCAGGCCGGCCACCACAGCTATGATGCCAGACCTGTAAAACCTCAAGATTGGCACGCTAACGGCCGGAATGCGGCAGAGGCTAAGCGCCGCCGCCAGCGAGTCCGCTGCTACCGAGCAGACAACGTGGGCCTCAACGGCCCCCGCGTCCTGAGCCTTGGCCACAGGGCCAGTGAAGGCCTCGTATGGACCCACACTCAGAGGCTTGTAGTCTAGGGTGAGGCAGGCCTCCCCAGAAGTATACGTGGTGACGTAGAGATCCGGATTGAGTGTCACCTTAACGCCGCCTGAGCCTTGCTGGCGTGCCCACTTCTGCAACGAGGAAGCCGTCTTGGGCATCAACAGCACCTGCCCAATCATCTGCTCGTTCCTCAGCCTGTCGCTGGCCGGGGGCATATAGGGCATCAGGGCGCAGGTGTGGTGGCTCTTGGACACCTTATCATCATATTCCATAGTGAGCTTAACAAATTCAGGCCGGGAACCCCCTTGTGGCCGCTTGTAAAATTGCAGGGAAGCCTGCTCCACAGCCGAGCCAAACAGCTCCTTGCCCAGGACACAGGTGCGCCCGTAGGCAAGGTTTCTGAATGACACGGCGGCCGGGGCCTCCTCTGGGCTCTGGTGATTCTGCCACTCGGCCACAGCGTCAGGGGAGACCTCGAAGCTGATTAGCCCGGCCGTGCCTGCGTTGGCCACGGCGGCCAGCCTGGGGCCTCCATAGTTTACAGACAAAAGGTTTACCTGCAGCACTCCTCCCTTGAGATGAGTCTGGGCATGGTCATAGCACTTGGACAGGACGGCTAGGGCCTTGGTCTTAAAGCGGAGAGTCTGTGTGGTTTCCATGATCACAAGCAGCAGCAGAAGCCAACGTACCAGAGCAGAGGCAGGCAGGAGAATTTATGCCCAGAAACCTGAGCAAGTAGCCACCCTGACTCAAAGGTCATCTACCACCAGCATGGTGTAATCGGAACTCTCTTGCTCAAAGAAATTAGTTTGCTTGATGCTAGTCATGTAGGTGAGCGGGCAGTCCTTGGGGGGTGGTGTGCCATACAAGGGAGCCTGACCAATGTCACCCAGGATGCGATCAGCCGTGGCCTCCAGAAACTGCTTTATGGCTCGCACATCCACCAAGGTAACCCCCTCTCCACGAGCCTCGATGAAGGCAGTCTCTACCTCCACCGCAGTGCGAAACAGCTCCTGGATCCAGGTGGCCCTTGGTCGGTCAGCCTTGGCTGTCATGCTATTGTATAACAGGGAGGCAGCGCGGGTGTGGAGCAGCTCATCCCTACTTATGTAGTTATTGGCCAGGCAGATGCCAGGCATTAGGCCCCGGACCCGCAGCAGGGCTATGCTGTAGAAGGAGCTAATGAAGAAGATGCCTTCAATCAGCAGGAACACGAGAATCTTCTCCGGCAGGGTGACGGCGGCCGCCACCTTGTCACGGAGCCAGGAAATCTTGGCTTGCAGGGCCTCGTCGGCCATGATGGCCTCGGCGTAGGCGTTCATCGCCGCCCTGTCCCCATCAAAGAGCATGTTTAAAATGTTAGCATAAGTCTCCCCGTGGACGTTCTCCATGGCCTTCTGCTCGGTGTAGTAGTGATCAATGTCGTGGCTCTCGAAGCTGGTGACCAGTTCATCAATGTTAAAGTTCACAAGCTTCTCGGCCATGGCCAGGAACGTAAAGAGGAACTTGTAAAACTCCAAGTCCCTCTCATTGAGTAGCTTGAGACACCCGCAGTCCTTGGTGAGGACAATGTGAGCCGCGAACCAGCGGTTGCGGTGGGTTTCGACCGTTAGGCAGGCAAAGCCCTCATGATCACGCACGTACAACAACTTGGACATGGCAATAAACGTTTATTGGCAAGATTCACAGGCTCGTTCAGTAAAACCGTCAGTCTCCAACAGATCATCCTCTGAGAAGAGCTGACGGTACTTATAGCACACTTCCAATCCCCCGGGCACACACCACCCACCTGGTCCCTCCCCTGGGCCCTTGCTCATGATGTCAACCGGCCCCGCAACCTGCGCCGGTTCCATGGGACGAGGCGGCATCTGCTCAGCGGGACTCCGCTCATTCTGTTCCTCCCGCGGCACCGACAGAGCCGCGCTGGCCTTACACTCCATCACCCCCAGATCGGCGGCCTTCTCAATGCGACAATAGTACATGATAGTCTTCAGGCCCAGCTCGTAGCTGCGCACCAGTAGGTTGGCTAGCGTGCTGGCCCGCGCGGCATCTTCCTCACGCAAAAACAGGCTGTGAGATTGGCTCTGGTCCACAAAGGGGGCCCTGTCCCGGGACATCTGAATCAGGTCCTCCTGGTTGTAATCAAAGGCCGTTTGGAAACGCAGGTAGCGCTGCCGCAGAGCCTCCGGGAGGCAGGAGACACGGCCCCCGACAAGATTCAAAGCTTCCCTGTCATCCAGACGCACATGACGCCAAAAAGACCGGTTTGGCCTAAGGGCCTCCTCCTTGTTGGTGACCTTGGTGGACGCATTGGCATAGAAGGGGTAGAAGGCGTCCGAACAGCCCGTCACCTGGGCACAGCCTGAGGTGGGCATCAGGGCGATAAACTGTGAATTGAAAAGCCCATCCCTCACAATGCGTTCAGAGAGGCGAGACCAAATTTCCCTGGGAATAGAAAGGTCTGTTCCTGCCCAATCGTGCCAGTGAAACCACCCCCCGGCATACTTGCTCTGTTTGAAACCCGGAAAAATCTTCCTGGTGTGAAGTCCAATAAGACTACTGGTGCAGAGGGCCGTAAAGTACATATGTTCGAATATTTCCTTGTTTAACGAGCGAGAGGGAGGGTCAGTGTACTGCCAGCCCAGGTCCGCAAAGACATCGGCCAGGCCCTGCACCCCGAGGCCCATGGAGGCCATGTCCCTGGAATCATAAGTGGGGGATCCCTGAAGAATGGAGCAGGCCACCACAAAGGTGGCACACTGGGTGGCATCTCTGAGGCGGGCTAGCGAGAATCCATCACCGACTGCCCCCTCTCCAGGTAGGGTGACTGAGAGACGAGGGAGGGCCAGCAGGAGTTCATCCCCCTGCGTGTCGGCCCGCTGTGCCCGCACCGCCAGAGGCGCATTCACCAGGCAGCGCGGGAGGCAGATGTTGGCCAGATTGCAGGTGGCCACAGACTTCCTCGAGGGCTGCAGCACCTCGGCGCACAGGTTGGCGGCGTTCATGGCCTCGCCCTGCAGGTCGCGCCAAAAGTGGGCGTTGCAGGCCTCCTTCAAAAGGATGAAGGGGCTGCCGGCCTTGACGGCGCAGTTGACGATAGAGAACATCAGGGACTTGATGGAGACCCGCCCACAAAACTTGCCCGCTGTCACCAGCCGATAGTACTCGCGCTCAAACTCCTCCCCGTAGAGCCTCTCCAGGTCCCCGGCGTCCTTGGGGTCAAACAGGTACCAGTCCGACCAGGGCGTGTCCCTAAAAAGCTTGAAGAAGAGCTCGGGGACAAAGAGCCCCGTAAAGATGCCCGGGCACCTCTCGTGGTTCTCCGGCAGCTTCGTTTCCAAAAACTTGAAAATCTGGCTGTGCCAGGGCTCCATGTAGGCCGCCACGCTGACCGGCCGCTTGCAGCCGTAGTTGTGGTACTCCACGTGGCTGTTGATCATCCTCATCAGGAGGCTGATGTGTTTCCCATCCTGGCCAGCCCCCGTCACCCCTACACCCACCCCGGCTCGCTGAAAGAGGTAGCGCCCCAGGTGCCTATAGAGGGCCTGGGTCACGTCCCACTCGGAGCTGAGGTCGGGGGTGGTGAGGATGCAGCTGGCCAGAGTGGAGTTTTCCACCCCGGCAAAGCGCATAAAGGGCGTGGAGCAGCACACCGTCTGGGAGGTTAGGTGCTCAAAGTAGTAATCAAACACCTCCATGTCACTCTCAATCTCCGGCCTGGCCCGCTGCAGGGCTGCCCTGAGACCCGCGTAGAGGCAGGTGGTTGAGGCACAGAAGCCGGCTAACCGCATGTAAAAGTGCTGCACACTCTCCTGCTTCCCGCTGCGCCCCACATACAGATAGGTGTCATAGTAGCGCAGGGCCGACAGGTAGCCGCTGGAGACGATGCGCTCGTAGGCCGGGCTCTGCGCGAAAGCAGAGACTCGGGTCTCCAGCTCATCCCGGTGCATCTGGAAGAATTCCTCATCGTAGAATTTGTCAGAGAAGACCTCCAGATATTCGGCTACTGTGTGTGTAACTGACTCGGCCTTAAGTCGGTGGAGCAGGCGCCCTGCCAGGACATCAGCCTCGGGGTCTGCGTTGGCCTTGACCTTTAATTCATCAATCAATTTGGAGAGGAGCTCATGCTCGACATGATTGGTCGTTGCCATGCTGTGTGGTGGGTGTCCACTGGACCACTTTTGTGCTCTTGTCCCCCCTCCTCCTCCTGTTTCCTCCCGTTAAGTCTAGAGAATCACCTCCCAGTCAGAGACGTTGGAATAAAAGCTGTCAATCTCCACCACGGGGAGGCTAGAGCCACGGTAATTGAAGGCAGACCTCCTCCAACCGTCGGTAGCACTAAATGTCCCCAGACAGGCGACCGCCCCGAAGGTCAGCTCCTCTATATGTAGGGGCTGGACCACAGCGTAGCGGTGCATGATGGATGGTGAGTAATAAATTCTTAAGATATTCATGATCTGACAGTGGCCGCGTGACGACTGGAAAAACGTAAACCGCGGCCCGGCTTCCTCATAGGTCAGAGCGACATAGAGGCGCGCATCGGCGGGGCACGGCTGCAGGCCCAGCCCCCCGACGAAGCATCCTCCACCGCCACCCCCGGCGCCGCCGGAGAGCCACGCGTCCAGATCCACAAAGGCCTCCTGGGGCACCGTCACCTTGACGGTGCTGCGAGGGATGGCCTTGCTGACCACAGGCCCGTGGACCACCGTGGTGATTTTATTCAGATAGGTGCTCTTTATATTCTCCACCAGGGGGCCCACGGGGGTGATGAAGTTGTGGAAGCGGCGGTCGGCCACCAGCCGCCCAAAGTCCGGGACCAGGTCAGCCAGGGTTGCGGGGCTGTCGTACAGCAGGTTGGCCATCCGCGTCAGGCCCCCACCCGCCTCGACCCGGGCGGCTACACCCCGGCCGTGATTCATTAGGATAAACAGGGAGAGAGGAGTGAATACCGCGTCGACGCCCGAGAACGGGTCACTCTGCTTGAATTGGAAAAGGGGCGTTCCAGTGGCCTCGGCGTTGTTGAAGGAGCTGGCGTGTATCAGAAAGTCCCCAAAGACTGGCGGCCGCCACCCAGACCAGCTGAAGCTCCCCCCTCCACTGCCACCCCCGGCGACCGCCACCTCCCCCGGGGCCAGCAGCCCTGCGCGCCAGACGGCCGCCGCACTCAGCGAGGAGGCCTGCGCGTGTTCCTCAACCAGCCCACGAACGTCCCGCGCGAATTCGGACCCCCGGGAAATATTTAGACGCCGGGCCGGAGGGGGCAGCAGCCCCGCGATTCGGCGTTGCAGACGGCGGCGATCGACGGACCCCTGGACCTTCATGGCGTCCGCTATGGAGAGTGACAGCGGCGGCGGTAGCGGAGGGGCAGACGCCCAGCCGCCCCTGGCAGAGGTGGACGGGGGGCTCGCCCGCGTGACGCGTCAGTTGCTGCTGTCTGGGGACGACCCCGCCGCCCGCCTGCGCGCGCTGATGCCTCTGGAGCTGGGAATCTTTGGACTGGGAGATTTGGCCCAGCCGGTGCTGGTGCGTGATTTTTTAAATACTCTCACCCTCATGAGCGGCCACGCTTACCCGGCGGCGGTCCTCCGCCACCACGCCTACTACCTACTCCGGGCGGCCTCCTTTTCCAGGCGCAGCTTCGGCCTCGGCCATCTGGAGGCGGCCCTGGACGTTCTGGCCTCCTCACTGCCCCCCACGACAGCCTCTCCGGCCACCGACGATCCGCTGGACGGCTCTCGGCTCATCGCAGAGACCCGGGCCTTGGCGGCCGAGTACCGGCGCATCATCGAAGAGGGCAGCGGGGAGGTGCTCGCAGTCTCTGGCCCAACGGCCACCTTTGCCTTCGTGGAAGAGCTGGTGGCCGACACTTATCTGGCCCGGTGGGACGCCTTCCCGCGGGAGGGGCTGTCATTCTACGCTTTTAACGCGGCGAAAACGACGCTGGGGAGATGGCTGGTCACCGTATACGCGGAGACCAACCGCTACCCCTGGGCGGCTGCAGGGCAGGGTCAGCCCACGGCCGCGGACATCAAGGCCATGGCCGTGGAGCTGGTGGAGCACAGTGGGGGCAGGGCCGGCGGGGGAGAGGGTGAAGAAAGCGGCGGTGGCGGTCTCTTTCACCGCCCCGAGTCACTTTCCAGCGTGGTGGCCTCGCTGCCCCTGGCCCGGCGGCGGGCGGTAGAGATCCTGGGCGTGTACGCGGAGGCCAGCGGGGGACAAACGCCCCCCGTCGCGGCCGTGCCCGTCCTGGCCTTTGACGCCGCCCGGCTCCGGCTTTTGGAGCCCTCAGGGGCCCTCTTTTACGACTATGTGTACGAGGCCCTGCTCTGGGACCAGACTTACGGCGTCCCAGACTCGGTCATCGAGGCCTTCCTGGCCGGGATGGCGGCAGAGATGGAGGCCCTGGCCGCTCGTGTGCAGGAGGCGGCGGGGAGCCGGGCATCCTTCTCTCCAGCCGCCATCGAGCAGGTGGCCACGGTTCTGCTCTCGGCCGGGCTCAACGAGACCGTGGCGGGGGACTACGCCATGATGCTGGCCTCTGTGCCCCGGGTGTCCCGCTCGCGGTGGAGGTGGCTCGAGGCCACCGCCGCCCTCCTAGAGAGTCTATCGGGCTTTGCCCTGCACTTTTTCCGACTGCTGCCCACCGCGAGCCCCACGAGCCGCTTCGCCCGTGTGGCCCGGGCGGCCTACCTGCGGGCGGAGGCCGAGGCCGTGGACAGACGAGCCCGGCGCACCAGCGGCCCCTCTACGCCCGCCGCGACGGCTGTGGGTGTGGGGGCGGCGGCGGACCCTTGGGACGCCGTAACCCCTCTGCGCATCTTCATCGTCCCCCCTCCCGCGGCCGAGTATGAGCAGGTGGCGGGGGACCTTTCATCCGAACTCCTCAGGTCTCTGCTATGGGTCCGCTACAGCCGCCTGTGGCAGGCCCCGGCCCCGGCTCCGGCCCTCCCCTGTAAGCCCCCCCTACTCCCCGGCGAGCAGGGGAGAAGGCAGTGGACGGCGGCGGTGGCGGCGGCCCCGCGGACAGACGTCGAGGCATACTGCCGGTCCCTGAGGGCCGGCCAAACGGCGCGCGCGGATCCGGCCTATGTCCGCAGCCCCTTCTTCCCGGCCGCCTTCATCGAGTTCCAAATCTGGCCCGCCCTTCGCCGGGTCCTCTCCAACGAGCTGCCCAAAACCCGCTCTCTGGCCGCCCTGCGCTGGCTGGTCTCCTTCGGCAGCGACCTGGCCCTCCCTTCCCCCGAGCTGACCCGGGCCCGCCGTCCTCTCGAGCTCATATACGCCACCGTCTGGGAGATCTATGACGGGGCCCCTCCGATGCCTGGGGAGTCCCCCCAGGCGGTCGGACTGCGCCCCCTCAACTTAGAGGGGGAAGGCAAGGCCGGGGACGCAGGAGCCGAGGGTGCAGAAGACGAAGAGGGCGGGGGCCCCTGGGGGCTGTCGTCCCACGACGCAGTCCTTAGGATCATGGACGCCGTCCGAGAGGTCTCAGGCATCATCTCCGAGACTATCTCAGCTTCAGAGCGGGCGGCGGAAGCACCACCGCTTGCCTGGCCCACCTCCCTCTTTTCACTCCTCTTCACCCTGAGATACAGCACGACGGCGGAGTCGTTGGGCCTGGCCACCCGCCGCTTTCTGGTCTCGGGTGAGACCCTCTCGGAGGACATCTCGCGCTTGACGGGGGCAGCTTGGAGGCTGTGCTCCCGCCCGCTCCTGTACGACGCAGAGACCGGGAGGGTGCAGATCCCTCTGGCGACGGAAGAGGAGGAGGAGGCGGTGGTAGCGGTGAAGGAAAAGAGCGTTTCATCCTCCCCCCGCCACTACTCCACGGACCTCCAGACGCTAAAGAGCGTCGTGGAGGGCATCCAGGATGTGTGCCGGGACGCCGCCGCCAGGTGGGCCCTGGCCACGGCCGACACGGCCACCCTCAGAAGGCGCCTCCTGGTGCCGGCCCTCAGGGAGAGCCGGGGCATCGCGGATCACCCCCTCTGGGCCCACACCAGCGAGCCCCTGCGTCCGGATCTCGAGGAGCTCAACGAGCGGGTGGAGCACGCCCTGGAGCTGGGATACAGCCTGACGGGCGCCCTCAGGCGCAGCGTCGCCTACCGGTTCCGGGATTACACATTCGCCCGCCTGTTCCAGCCACCCGCCATCGACGCCGAGCGTGCCGAGGCCATAGTCCGGCGAGACGCCCGCCCACCACCTGTCTTCACCCCCGCACCCAGGCGGCTTCCGCAGGGGGGAGCAGACACCCCACCTCCCCTCAGCATGGACGACATCCTGTATCTAGGCAAGAGCATCTGCAAGGCCCTGGTGGACGTCCTCGACCATCATCCTGCCGCGCCAGAGACCACCCCTATTAAAACATACACACCCGCCATGGACCTAAATCCGGAACAGATCACAGTCACCCCCAGAAGCCCCTCGGTTCTCGCCGCCTTTGCTCGCACGGCCCGGGTCCAGACCCACCACCTCGTGCCGGCCCTAACCGACGATTCCCCCTCACCCGTGGGACAAACGCCCCCGCCATTCCGCATCCTCCCCGCCAAAAAACTCGCGGCCATTCTCCTGGGTAACGGCAGGAACGCGAGCAAGCGCCGGGCCAGCCGGGACCTGTCACCACCGCCCCACGGCAGGTGGCGTGCCGTTTTGGACTCCTCCCCATTCTCCTTCTCCTCCTCAGACTTTTCCGACCAGGACGAGGGAGAGGGAGGGGAGGCAGATCTCAGGGGCGTGCCGGGAGGAGGAGGAGGAGGAGAAGGAGCATACGAGGAAGACAGGGAAAGGCCATCGGATATCGACACCGCGGCCCGAGCCCAGACGGTTGAGACCTCCTGCCCCCGCAGACGCAGTCCGCGGACTACCCCCTCTCCTTCAAGGCGGGCAAGCGGCGGCGGCGGCCCAGACAGAGGAGAGGCGGAGGCACACACGTGCCCCCCTTATCTCTCGGCGGCTGCCGCCGCCAGCCGCGTAAGACCCCGGACCAGAAGGGGGGCGACAAGGCGTCCTCCCCGCCCCACCGCCGAAGATGAGTAACGGCGACTGGGGGCAAAGCCAGCGCACCCGGGGAACCGGCCCCATGCGCGGAATCAGGACCATGGATGTGAATGCCCCCGGGGGCGGGAGTGGAGGCTCGGCCCTCCGCATCCTAGGCACGGCCTCGTGCAACCAGGCCCACTGCAAGTTTGGCCGCTTTGCCGGCATCCAGTGCGTCAGCAACTGCGTCCTCTACCTGGTCAAGAGCTTCCTGGCCGGCCGCCCCCTGACCTCCCGCCCTGAGCTGGACGAGGTCCTGGACGAGGGGGCACGGCTGGATGCCCTCATGCGCCAGAGCGGCATCCTCAAGGGGCACGAGATGGCCCAGTTGACGGACGTGCCCAGCTCCGTGGTCCTGAGGGGCGGTGGGCGCGTGCACATATACCGCTCGGCGGAGATCTTTGGCCTCGTCCTATTCCCTGCCCAGATCGCAAACTCGGCAGTTGTTCAGTCCCTGGCCGAGGTCCTGCACGGCAGTTACAACGGGGTGGCCCAGTTCATCCTCTACATCTGCGACATCTACGCGGGGGCCATCATCATCGAGACAGATGGCTCCTTCTACTTGTTTGACCCCCACTGCCAGAAGGATGCGGCCCCGGGCACCCCCGCCCATGTCAGAGTCAGCACCTATGCGCACGACATCCTGCAGTACGTGGGGGCACCAGGGGCCCAGTACACTTGCGTGCATCTCTATTTTCTACCCGAGGCCTTTGAGACAGAGGACCCCCGCATCTTTATGCTGGAACACTATGGCGTGTATGACTTTTATGAGGCCAACGGCAGCGGCTTTGACCTGGTGGGGCCCGAGCTTGTGTCCAGTGATGGGGAGGCGGCGGGGACGCCCGGTGCTGATAGCAGCCCTCCCGTCATGCTACCGTTTGAACGGCGAATAATACCGTATAACCTCAGGCCACTGCCCTCTCGATCTTTCACATCCGACTCATTCCCTGCCGCCAGGTATAGTCCTGCAAAGACCAACTCCCCGCCGTCGTCTCCGGCCTCTGCGGC